CTGCTAAAGCTGGCACTTTGACTGAAGAACAAAAAGAAGTTGTTGTAGACAAATTAATTGAAGATCTTGCTCCTGGTGAGGTTCTCACTGCAGCAGCCATACAAGAGGCGGGCATTGAGTACAAAGACCTTCCTCCAGAGACTCCTGTTGAGGTTAGGCAGGATGAAAACGGCAATGAGGTTATAATTACAGCAGACGTTGCTGCAGCCCTCGTATTATTAGAGAACCCTGCGGAGTTAATTGGAGCAATATTTAGTGACCCTGGTCAAGCCCTTCAAGCACTCGGAAGTATCGGTGCGGATATGAGCACACAAGAACGTGAAGAAGCAACTGATATGGTTGTTGCCACAGTAATTGCAGCCGGAGCTGCAATGAATGCTGTGTCAGCAGCTGCAGGAACTACAGGTGGAACCACATCCGGTGGATCTACAGGTGGATCGGGCGGAGGAGGAGGCGGAGGCGCCTCTGGACAATCAGGATATAGGAGAAAACCGTGAAAGTACTAAGAGATATGGTTGATCAACTATGGACATTGTTAGGCATGTTTATTGCCTGGGTTGTTCTTGACGGATCTGCAAAGACCGTAGTTGGTTACGCAATCATAGGAACACTATTTGCATGGGCAGTTACTTATCCCCTACGTAACCCAAAGGATAAAGAATGAAATCAATAGGAAACATAATTCTGAGAATCGTTGCAACATTTGCTGCTAGCGGCCTATCAGTTATTGGTGCCGGAGCTATTGCAGGCATCTCAACAGTAAAAGCAATAACAGTAGCTGGCCTTACAGCTGTAGCTGTTGTTGTAGAAAAGCTTGCCCGTGGTTTTATGAACGATGGAAAGCTAGACATCAATGAGATTAACTCAGCTTTTGCAGCTGTAGACGCACAGTCTAAGACAGCAGCAGACCTAAAGGTTGACGCAGTTCAATCTGGCCAAGACATTGTTATCTCATCTGGTACTAAGCCAGATGGGCAAGTACCAGAAGAACAACCAGTAGATGAGGATTGGCACAAATAATGGCAGACATGGGAACAGCAGCTAAGTTAATTGAAGTTGCAACAGCAGAACTAGGAACTATTGAAGGTCCTAAAGACAATGAAACTAAGTATGGTGCTTACACAAAGGCTAATTTTCAGCCATGGTGTGGATCATTCGTAAACTGGTGCGCTAATCAGGCAGGAGTAAAGGTACCTAATACCGTTTACACACCTGGTGGAGCAACAGCATTTAAGAAAGCTGGGGCATGGATTGATGGTGATCTAGCGGATCCAGATGCTGGAGATATTGCTTACTTTGATTTTCCATCAGATGGTGTAGATAGAATCTCTCACGTTGGTATTGTTATCAAGGACAATGGCGATGGCACTGTTTGGTGCATCGAGGGAAATACCAGCCCAGATGACAAGGGATCACAGCGCAATGGCGGACAGGTTTCAAAGAAGCTTCGTGCTTACAAAAAGAACCCTAAGAAAGTTATGATTTCAATCGTAGGCTTTGGTCGTCCTAAGTTTAAGTAATTACAAATAAAAAAGCCCCCCAATTACGGGGGGCTTTTTTATTATAGTAAATTTCCTAATTTATCAACTGTAGAGTGGATCTCTTGTCCACGGTACATTGTCTTGCCATTGTGGATATGAACCTGATCAAAGTGGAAACTATCGTCATCACCATCTTTAAAGAAGATAACGCTTACACCTTGTTGCCAGTTTTCAAAATACTGAAGAGCTTGCCCCTTAACATCAACACCACCCTTAACCGAGGGTACAGCTCCATCCACTCGGCAGAGGCATCCTGGTGAGAATGAAACGCTTTTAATGGACTGATCCCGATCAAAGACAGTTTTGCTTTGTTGTTCCATACGATGTGTATGACCAAAGAGGGTGGAAATATTTGGATTAGAATTCGCATATTGAGCAGCCGTAGAACCAGATGCGTTAGCCCTATCACCATGCATAGCACGAAGGCGCTTGTTAATCCAATGTGCAGCAGCTGGGTAACCATCAATAAACTCCACTCCTAGTTCATCACAACGCAATAAATTTTGTAAACTTAATACCGGCCAAGCATCTGGCATATTTGCTACTTTAACACCGTAAGCAGCAGCAGCGTTAGTGTTAATAAAGCGATTGAGACGCTTGTCATGATTGCCTTCAAGAAGGATAATTCTCGCATCCACGCCGGCATTAGCACGCTGCTCAGCAAGGAAACGATGACCACGATTAATAGCAAGCTGGGCAGTGTGAGCAAAGTTAGTCTCCTGTTCGTATGTTCCATACATAGGTAAGTCTAGGAAATCTCCTAGGTTAATAATTTGAGCAAGAGGGTGACCGTGGTCCAAACCTACAACTTGTAGTGCTACATCCATAGCAGCTTCATCGTGGAATGGATCCAAGGCCCCATCTTCATACTTGCGATAACCGATTTGTGGATCAGGTAATGCAACCGCAACCTTCCAGTCGCTGCTGATCAGAGATGGTGTACGAACCTTTGGCTGTACTATTACGGGCTCTGCATGCTGCACTGGTTGCCAGGTTGGGCCTTCACCCCATTTAGGAGAAAGGATAATCTTAGTGTCATCGGGGTTGTTAGATAAACTAACTTTGCTAACCTTACCGACATCTTCTGCGGTTAGCCCATTATTTTTTAATAGTTTCTCAATTGAATTTAATGCTGAGTCTGCCTTAGCATTGTTGTACGCATCTTCTAGTGACATGAACAGTTCCCATTTCTGTGCTCTTTGAGCGACGTTATACCGAATGTTGCACCTGCAGATTTGTACAGTGTATGAAGACTTCTAGTTGAGAAGTCATCGTCATTTAAAGAATTTTCAAATGCGGTTAGGTTCTTTTCGTCAAGGGAAACAGCCCAAGCTCCAACCACACACTTACCCGCTACATTAGGGTTTTTTTCTTTTGCCTCAGAATACAAAGCATCTAAACTCATTGCGCCTCCAAATTTAATAATAGAGGCCTAGGTTAGTAGGCCTCTATTATTATTATAGTACATTTTAGTAAGAAGTGCCAATTCCTTGGTCAAAGCTTTGTGTGCTTCGAACTACAGATGGCGAAACAATGCGACCATTAGCCTGTGTTAAACCTGCTGCTGGATCTGTTGCCTTTGTGTATCGCGCCTTGATTGAATATGCGGCACTGTTACGTTCTCCACCTGGGGCAGCTGGCACGTTTGGACGTGAAACTTTTGTTCCCATAGCGGTTGGGTCTCCGGCTGCAGTGTTCTTCTTAGGGATAAGAGTACCTGCTGCTGGTGAAGCTGAAGGAGAAGTAAACTTAACTCCTTCTTTGCCCATTGGTGTACGGCCTTGTGCTGCCATACCCGCTAGGGCTGCGTCTTGATCTGATTTTGCCATTGTTAGTACCTAACTGTTAGAGATCTCTTGGCATAAATAATATATTAATTTACGGAAATAGTAAAGACAATCGCAGAAATAGATCCATCTCTAGACTCTACTGTAGCGAACCCAGGCTTACATGTAAGATCGAGACCACGTGGAGCCACGTAACCTCGAGCTATAGCAATAGCCTTTACTGCCTGGTTTACGGCTGAAGCACCTACTGCACGTAATTTGACCTGTGGGGCCTCATATAGTGCGTGAGCAATTGCTGAGCCAACGGATTGTGCGTTAGATCCAGCGCTTACACGCAGGAACTTTTCTTCATTTTCTTTTTCATTCACGAGTTGTAGTCCTTAGTTTTATGCCCACCTAAGAGACTATATTACGGTGTATCTCCGTATCCCGCTGCCCTAAGTAGAGAAACAAAATCTTCTAGTCTAAGGAGGGTTACCCACTCCCCAATAGAGGCCTCTCCCTGCCCGTTTAAGCGCAGTACAGCTACAGGTAAGTCTTTTCCATTATGGCGTTCCTTTAACTGCTTTATAACGGCGCTAGGGTTAAAGTCTTTGCGGGCTTTTACTTCCCAATCAATTCCGACTGTGCCAGTAACATCAGTACCGCTGCGACCAGCACCAGTGCTCTCAGCAAATGGAAACCCATTTTCTGCCAAATAATTTGCAACAACTTTTTGTGATCTATATCCACGATGTTTCCTACTCTGACTAGGCATTACGTATTAAACCTCCGAGTTCTTGATCGCATACCTCCACCATCAGAGGTGCGACGTGTGAGCTCACGAGATACTAATTGTGAATCTCTCTCAACATTGAGAGTGCGTGTCTCAATTAGCTTACGAAAAGCGTACTTTACATCTAGCTCATGCTGTAAATCTTGGATCTCTTTGCTAGCTGCAATCTGCGCCTTGATTAAAGTAATTCGATCACCTTTTGCGCCGGTCCAGTTGCTCAACATACTAGACGCTTCTGCGTTATCTAATGCACGTTGTGCTTCTCTCTCATTGATAACTGCAATTGCCTGTGCTCCAGCAAGATGGTCATTCCATTGAGTAAACTGTACAAATAGGTCCATGAGACCTTCGTCGTCTAACTCCGTAATGTCTCTTGGTAGGTCTGGGATATTGTACTCTGGTTTAGCCGTTAGTGAAAAACCCAACTTATTTACTGATGCTAGGACATCTCTGCTAATACTCACTTTTCCTCCTGAAATGGTGCGCAACGCTTACATCCTACTGCAGGATCTGTGCTGCAGACTGGTGGTCGTTTATTATTTACTGCCCAAGCTACATCTAAAGCCCTGTCAAAGATGTCCTTAGTAAACTCTGGGTTGTACTGTACTACAAACTCTTTGTACTCTTGGTTAGCTTTAAGTTCATAGATAAACACAATCTCTTTGGGAGCAGACTCAAGCAGACCTTCTTCAACCATCAAGTGGCAAAGATGTAGGTATACCTGGCCCTGCAACTGATGAGAGCGGAAAGGAGTCTTAATATTCTTCCAAGCTTTTTCCACATTGTCATCTGCCTGTGCCATAATAGCCGGGGCATCCATACGAATACCGCCAGAACCTATTGATTTAATCTCAATTAGGCAGTCTTCTCCGAGACCCTTAATCCAACCATCGGCATGTCCACGGATCATATGCTTATCGCTACGCAAAGATACTTCTGCGTATTCTTTATTAGCAAGTCCTTGAAGGTCTTTAGATGTAGCCCAGGTGTAATCTTTAGTTACGGGGTTGTACCATTTACCGTACAGCACACCCATATCCTCAAACCACTTCTGCCACTTAGCGTGGATGGTGTGTCCCTCGGCAAAAATAGATGCGAGACGGGCAGAGGTCTTATCACGAGTCTCTACGTAGTTGCCGTTAACAGCGTGGTATTGTGCAAGAGCACACCAGTCATCTTTGATAATATCAGACGGGTGAATATAACTCATGTCACGGTCATCAAATGGACGTGTCAATACGTGGCGCTCTACAGCACCCATAAGACGTGTTGTTCTCTTCTTTGTTTCTAAAAATGCTTTTAAATCCTTACTAGCAATGGTTTTAGGTGTTGCCATACTTTCTGCCCTCTTTCTCTAACCACTCTTCTAAGGTTGTGCCTTTTTTCTTATACTTGCGCTTAGCCGCATTTCTTTCTCTATGCGACATGCCGCCAAAGATTCCGTGTAGCTCATCATTAATTATAGCCTCTTTAAGGCACTCTTGTCTAACCGGGCAAGCTGGCCTTCCGTCTTTACCTAGACAGATTGCTTTAGCTTTGTCAGCTATTGGCTTATACAAAGCCTTATCACGGGGAGGAAAAAATATCTCTGTATCTTCACCCTTGCACTTGGCTTCATATCTCCAGGTCCATGCTGGATCATCGCTATATCGCATTACTCACCTTTTATTGAATTACGTAACTCAAAGAAATCCTCCTCTAATAGAACGACGTAATTCTCACCATCAAGGTGCAATCCTAGAACAGGCATACGACTGTCTAGAATTGCTTCGGTTGTAATCTTTTTTAAAACCTCTGACTTAATAGTCACAGATTTTTTACCGGTCCACTTATGCTCAATAAGGAGTTCGTCATCTCTAACGTCACCCTTACGTGACCAAAAAGCTCCGGAGGCAGCGCTGCGCTGGCCACCCGTAATCTTTTGCAATCGTTTTTCATGTTTTAACGATTGTTTTTGTCCTTCACTCTTCATCTGTACTTAACATTAAGACTGGAGAAGACTTTAACGTGTCCATTACTGCGGCAGTAAGTTCAGCTCTTAAGTCAACTTCTTCACGAAGTGAATCAATAAGGGCTTGAGCTCCCTGCCACTTACGATCACCGTAATACATCCAACCACCACGACGATCTACAATTCCGTTAAGGATGGATAGGGCAACAATTTCTTTACCAGAATCATAACCCCCAGCATCAACTGGTCCTCCATCAGAGAAGTCGAGGTAGGCTGTCTGCTGTGGGGGATAGGTCTTGTTCTTAATTGTGCGAACGCGGATTGTTTGCCCCACACGGCGCTTATCCTGTCCAGTGCCCACCTCTAGCCATTCATCACGCTTTATTTCGCAACGAACGCTATACGCATAATCTTTACCAAGACCACCTGGTGTAGTACGAGGATCGCCGTGCATTACGCCAATCTTCATACGGTATTGATTAATCATCATTCCCAATACTGGGCGTTCTGATTCAATCAAATCTCTTTTAGTTGCTGACGCTACTTTTCGGAAGAACTTGTTGGTGATGAGGGCCCCTCGTCCAACGGTGAATTCATCCATTTCTTTCTCATCCTCTGCTCCAGGAACCAAGGCAGGAAGAGAATCAATAACGACCATATCCACAGCTTTGCTTTCCATAAATTTAATAACCGCTTCATATGCATTCTCCATACTATTAGTCTCGACAAGAATAACTCGCTCAGTTATAACGCCACAGAGCTCGGCGTACTTTGAATCAAAATCTTCTGCAGCAATCCACACTGCAGTAAAGTCTGGGTTTACTTTTTGGTTAGCAGCAATAGTTCTTAAAGCGATAGCTGTCTTACCGTGTGATGCCTCACCTACTAGCTCTACCCAACGATTCATAGGCCATCCACCACCGAGAACAACATCTAGTGTTAGGGACCCTGATGTAACACGCTGCGTAGCAACAACGTTATTGGCAGCAACTACTGTGTTTGCCCCGTACTTCTTATTTAATTGGGCGACTACCTTTAGTGCGTCTGAATTAATAACTGCCATTATCCGATCCTATCTACGATTATGTTTGGGTTAAAGCCTGATGTTCCTACTTGTTTTGCTGCAACTGTTGGTCCTGAACTTTGACTTGGAAGCCCTGTGCCAGTACCAGACTGTACTAGCGGGTATCCACAGTCATAACAACGCTTTGCAGTGTTGCTTCCTGGAGACGACATATAATTCCCTGAATAACAGCCTGGGCATGTTTCAGTGCTCCTAGAGCTAGCAGCTTTGCTTACTAACTGATCTTGAACAGCATCGTAATCAACACGTACAGTTGGTTGATTAACCGTTGCCTTGTACACGTTACTGGGCGCAGGCCCCGTAGCAGGGGTAGAACTTGTAGTAGGTTTGTTACCTAATTTGTTTGCCCACCAATCATTGTTTGCCATTGTTTGCTCCATTTAGTTCAATTAATTCTAAGTTAAATAAAGTAGATACACAAGAAAGTGAAGATGATAATGCCACTAACCTAAACAATCTTTGAAGCGTTTCTGCGTCTTCCATAAAGTTTTTTCCTAGTTCATTGTCCTCTAACAAATACGCAGCAACTGCAATTTTAGATGCAATGTCTGCATGCGAGTCTATAAGTGGAAGCAGCCTAGAAAATCTCTTTAAACGCTGTTCACTTGCTTGTTCTTCCATGTCTGCTACCTCATCAGAGATTGGTGGTAGACCCATAGCATTAGCTATGTCTTCTGCAGGCATAAGCATAGTGTCATAAATTACTTGACGCATCAAAATCGGCAAAGAAACACTCAGCACCCTATCTGAATCATTAATTGACACTCGTACTTTGTTTTTCTTTTTACGTCCAAACATTATTTGGCGTCTCCCCATCGAGTAACCGTCGTAATATCTGCCAACATTGGGATATTAAGAGCGTTGATTCCTTCCATAGCCTCACGAATTGCTGCCTCTGTTTCCCCAATAAGCTCATTGGGAGTGACAGTAACTAATTCGTCATGGATTGTAAGAATTAGGTTTGACCCGTCAGGAATCATTTTGTGTGCCCTAATCATAGCAAGTTTTATGAGATCTGCCGAAGACCCCTGGATAACCGTATTAAACGCCTGGCGTTCTGCCCGGGCCCGCTCCCAAATCACAGAAGATCTAAGATCTGGCAAATATCTACGGCGATTCATGTAGGTAAGGGCATATGGAACTGGGCCACGATTGCGGCTCTCCTGTATAACCCGCTTCTTATATCGGGCTACAGAGGGAAACTTGGTGATAAACCCGTCTAAGAGTTCTCTAGCCTCGTTAAC